GTAGAAGGCAAATCAAGCATGAATGTAGGTGTGTCAATCTTTGGTAAAGCCATAGTTTAGTTCACTCCATTAAAATACGCCAAGTCCTCTTCCAAGAGTCCTGACTGTTGTACCAGTGTTAATCAAATCTTGTATATTACGAGGTCTTTTAATAGTACTTATCACACCAACAATAGATGCTGCTTGTGCAAGTCTTGTAAATAAACCTATAGATGTTCTTGGTCTATTTATACCACCAACGGAAGTTTGCTCTATTGACATATCATCGTATGTAAACTCTATCGGTATCTGAAGAATGGTGTCGTTTTGCTCCCATCCCATCTGTGCAGCACCAACTTGAGTTGGAAATGCATCATAAAGTGTGTAAGTTATTCTTTCAGCAGCGTCATAATCATAACCAATAATTTCTATTGTTGTAGCATAGTCTTCTTTGTAGCCAATTTCTCTATATGCTCTGTTATTCCAAATTTCACCACCATCTTGTATGATGAAATTTAACCAGCGATGGAAGAATTCCATAATCGTATACTTTGAGTCACAGAAGAAAGTTGTTGTCAGTGAATCGTTTACACGAGATAATGGCATTTTATTCGTCTGACCATATGCTATTGGTTTATAATCAAACGTATTGATTGTCTTGCCTGGTAAATTTGTTGTGCTACAGAAGAATGTAAGTTCTGGCATTGTTGCAAAACCACCGCCACCAAATACTTTTGTAGGAGGCGTAATTCTAACAATAAATTTGTTGCTGAGAGCAAGACCGCCAAATTTACCTTTGGAAATTTGCGCCCTAAAATCTGCGACATTGAATACCATTATTATCTTCCTCCAAACATTTCTCTGGAATTTTTGTAAACTTGTTGTTTGCGAATTCGTTTTGTATTCGTGTAGAATCTTTCAAGTGGTAGAAATAATGCAATGTCCCATTCAGAGGGATGAATATATATGAGTCTAGATTCGACGTGATTTATTAAATAACGATGTATCGTTGGCTTAAACCAACGAAATTTTGATGCTCCATTTAAAATATCATAATTTAATCGAAGCCTTGTTTGCTCGTCATATCTCTGATTTGTTGTTAAATCATATAAAGCATCCATTAATCTTGCACGATAAGGTAATGGTAGATAATGCATATTGATGCCTAGCCATCCCTTTTCCACTTTTTTAAAAGGAAATACGAGAGGAAATCTATCATAATAAGGAAGTGTCTCTTTATATTTTGGATCATAATGATACAAATACATATCACCAACACGAATCTGCGAACGACTGCGTTCTGGATCAGATCGTACAAGTCTTCCTGGCTGTAGTGCTGTAATCCTAGACGCTGCGTCACGATACCATTCTCGTGCTTCTTGAGTACGTGCTGGTATTTGTCCTGCACGAACGCCTTGCGTCAAGAGTTTGTCAAATACTGTCGCCAATGGTTTGCTTCTCCTTTTTCGGTCAGAACCATAAACGTCCAACCTCTATCATCACAATACTCTTGTGCGGCTCGCCACTTTGATAAGTTAGTGCCCCAAGTCTTTACTTCTTCAATATACCTCTTTGTTAGCTTTGACGCTTTCTGAGGAGGTACAGATTGCACTGCGGGTTTAATCTCTACAAGAGTCACATCATTATTTATTTTCTTTATCCAGAAGTCTGGGAAATATCTATGTCTTTTACCATCTATCAGACTACGATAAGTTATGACAACTTCCTCTGATGCCCATTGAGCAATCTCTGGATGAGTGTCACATCTTCTCATAAACTTGAGTTCCCACAAACTTCTATAAATAATATTTGTGGAATCACCTTTGTATTTTTTAGGGTTAGATGGTCTAAATCTTCCTTTGTACGCCATAGAATTCCACTATAAATAGTCTAAACAAGTATTTATAAAGGTTTTAAGTATGCCTGTCCCAAGATCGCCTGATGCTGTTAGAGCCCAGCGTAAACAAGATAATACATTACAAAGTTTACAGTTTCCTTCTGATTTGGGAGATACTGGTATACTTCTTTTATTTAAAGAATATTCTTATAATGAAAGAGAAACTGGTGGTCGTGGTGGCATTACAAGTGTATCTGCGGCAGGTAATATTTTAGATTCAGTTTATTTACCTTTACCAGAGCAATTGCTTGATGCTACACAGGTCAAAGTTGGTGGACAAGAGATAGGCATGTTAGGAGCTGCGGCTGCTACTGCTACCGGAGCAGTGACTGACGCCATAGGAGCTGGTAGTTTTGAGCCCATAAAAAAAGCATTAGATGATGCAAAAGTATCAAATCTTTTAGCCGCTGGTGCCGCTGGTTTTATGAAACAAGGATTAGAAAAAACTGGATTTGGTGGAGCGCAAAAAGGCATCGAAGCTGGTATGGGAGCTGTAGCAAATCCATTTCAAGCATTAGTATTCGAAGGTGTTGATTTAAAGGTATTTATGCTTAACTGGACATTTGCTCCTAAATCTAGAAGCGAAACGACTTCTATAAAAGAAATTGTTCGAATTATTAGAAAACACAGTTTACCCTTTTATAAAAATGGTAAAGTTGGAGGTAATACAATACAAGGCGGTAGAGCATTTCTAAATTATCCTAGCGTATGTGTGCCACTGATTACTGGTGTTAGTACAATTGTATTTAAACCGTGTATGATAAGTCAAATTCAAGTAGATTATAATGGTGGTGGTGAACTTGCTTTCTTAGAAGGCGGTAATCCAGCGGCAGTTAAAATTAATATAACAATGCAAGAAATGCAGATTTGGACAAGAGAAGATTATACTGCTAACATAGCAACCACGCAAAAAGAACAACTAAATGCTATTTCATCAACATAATAGAGATTGAAATGTCAAGATATTTTAGATACTATCCTAAAACACAATATCAGTTTGCTAATAGTAGTTTCTCTATTGAGAAATCGGCAACAAATATTAGTTTAAAAACAGTCTTGCTTAAAGGATTGTCTCAAGATGATCCATATCTGTATCTGAAATATACAGTGAAAGAAGGGGAAAGGGCAGAAGACATCGCAGACTTTTATTATAATGATGTTGGATTAGTTTGGTTAATATATTTTGCAAATGATATCATTGACCCTTATACACAATGGCCAAAAACGTATGATCAGTTTACAGCATATTTTAGGAAGAAATACGCAAGTCAAGCTCAACCAGCAGGAACTGATGCTGTTTTTTGGGGACAAAATACATTACGAACTGATAACATAGTTCATTGGAAAAACAATAATGATGAAACAATATTGATTAGTCCGTCTTCTTATACAAGAGCACAAACTTTCAATGGAGATTTTGTAGCCGGTGATTGGACTGCCGTTCGTTATTTTGATTATGAAATGGCAGAAAACGAAGAAATGAGAAACATATTCCTCATTAATGATGGATATGCAAGAACTATGGTAGAAAATCTGAGAAGTTTATTGAATGGCTGAAGATACTTTTGACATAGGATTTTGCGATATTCAAACTGCAACGTTAAAACGTTATGGTGAAAAAGAGGCGTTTAGTATCGCAAACTATATCTCGCAACTTACGTTCAGTGAAACAATACACACTCCCGTACTGAGCGGTGAGTTACAATTGATTGATTCATCTGGGTTGCTTGATAATTATCCTCTGTTAGGCGAAGAAATATTCACACTTAAATATGTAGATTTTTTTGAAAAAGAAATCACTCAAGAATTTCTTGTTTATGGTGTAAATAGCTATAAGTCAAACGATCAACAGAACACTGTGTTCTATAGACTTCAGTTTATTTCACCGCAACATTTTATGAGTGCGAGTAAGATTATTCAAAAAAGTTATTCAAATTTTACTATAAAAGAAATGATTGAAAAAGTATTTCGTGAATATCTTTTAGATGAAACAATGTTTAAAGACTCGGCAAACGAAATAGAGATTGAGGATACAACCGATTTACATACATTGATTATACCTGCATTGCAACCAATCGAAGCAATCAACTTTTTACGCCGTAGAGCGTTTTCTGCTGACAATAAAAGCTCAAACTACTATTTCTTTCAAAACAGAGAGAAGTTTAAAGTGAAAACACATGAGCAAATGATTAAAGATACTAAAAAGGATGCTATAGAATATACATATGATCCATCACTTAGAATGGATGCGCCTGCTGATAAGATAAGAGCAATGAATAATCTCACATCATTTTATTTACCGAATCGTTTGAATACCATCAGTGAGATGAATTCTGGTGCTATGATATCTGATATTGTTGAAGTAGATATTCAGACTAAACAATACATTCATAACGTTTACGAATACAAAAATAACTATCTGGACTACACACATTTAGATAAGAATGTGCGTTTTCCACACACAAAACAGTTTACTGAAGATTTCTTTGGTGATGAAAACGTAGTAAGATCCTCTATGGTATTTAAAGACTTTGAGAGACAGAATCAACGATACACACAAATATCTGCTCCAAGAATTTCAAGCAGATATTATCTCAGTTCTATTGTAGCAGAAGTTGAACTCTATGGTAGAAATGATTTATTTGCTGGTGATGTAATTAAGATTACAATGCGTGAGTTTGAAAATACACCAGAAGGAAAAGAACCAGAAGTGCATGAAAGTCTTTCTGGATATTGGTTAGTGAATAATGTGAATCATACGATTAAAGATAAACAATATACATGTAAAGTCGTTTTGACAAAAGACCTTGTTCAAGGCAACAAGGGTGGCGTTTCAACTATTGCAGACATTTCAACTTAGGATATATCATGGCACAGAACGGATTTAAAAACTTACTCTGGTTTATGGGTGTTGTAGAAGATAGATACGATCCAAGAAAGTTGGGTCGTGTTCGTGTTCGATGTTTTGACATTCATCCAGACAGTAAAGAAGATGTTCCTACTGAAACTCTGCCATGGGCTATTCCTGTTCTCGGTACTTACAATATTGATTATAAGCCACCTATTGAAGGGTCATGGGTCTTCGGGTTCTTCCTTGATGGTGAAGATGCTCAACATCCAATGATACTTGGTGTTATGCCTGGCATGCCTACAACGCCTGTTGATAAGGCAAAAGGATTCAATGCTCAACACGATAACTATCCAGCAGCGGAAGATATCTATCAGCCAGATATACCAAGAACTGCTAGGGCTGAGAGTGTTGAAGATACTCACGTTGCTGAACGATTAACAACACGAGAAACATATAGTCGAGTTGATGATAATGGTGAGCCCTTTACTTTGTGGCAAGAATCGATAACATCATATAATACACAATATCCATATAATAAAGTATATTCTACAGAGGGTGGACATAGTATTGAGATGGATGATACGCCAGGATCTGAACGAGTTCTTGTTCATCATAAGTCTGGTTCGTTTATTGAGATTAAACCTAATGGCGAAATACAGATGAGAAGTCAAGGTGATACTGAGACTGTAGTGTTAAAAAATAACACACTCTTTATTAGAGGAAACAATAGCGTATTCATCGAAGGCTCTAATGATGTATATGTTGATGGTCATTCTAAGATAACAGTTGATGGCGACTTACAAACAGAAGTTCATGGTGACTATCGATTAAATGTTGCTGGTGGTATCTATCTTAACTCTGGCGATATTTTCTCTCAGAAGTCGTCTAGCATTCGACAAGAAGCAGCCTTAGAAAGTATTAATCTATACGGCAATAAAAATATACAGTTACAAACGAATGAAGGGAATATGTTCCTTAACTCTGGTAACAATATGTTCTCATATGCAAGTAATAACTATACACTTGAGATTGGTGCTAACACATATATTCATTCTAACGGGCAATACAATGTGTTTTCAAAT